ACGGTTGTGATGATGATGATGATGATGATGATGGTATCAAACCAGAGAGAGATAGTGATGGTTTTGACTTCGCAGGATTCGGAGGCTTTGGTGGCGTCGGCGGCGGAGGTGGCGGCGGTGGAATAGATCCACGCAGCGACTGGTTAACTGGTTCTTGCTGTTTCTTTGGTGGTAACTGCTATGATGGATCTTTCATCGCATCAAGAAACAACTCAGCCTATAACCCAAACACTAATACAGGATGTAAGGGGAAGTTCAGTACTGATCCTTGCTTTATGTCTGGTTGTCCTAAAACTAAGTTCATTGGTGCATGTTGTTGCATGTATTGGACTCTGTTCTGTCCTAACAACGATGTATTCAGTGCTAGTAATGCGAATTCGTGTGAAGACTGTATAGTGGATGATATTAAAATAACTTGCAGTAACTGTGATTTTGATGGTGACATTCCAGGCTGGAACCGACCTTGGGACGGTAGAAGTGGTCCATATAAACCAAGTCAATATCCTAACGATGTTTTTGATCCAACGGATCATAAGGTAAGAGAAAGTGGAAGACCTTATGTCACTCCACAAGGTCTTGAACTTCCCTATAGATGGCAAGATTGTTGCAAGAACCCTGGCGGATGTAAGGCGAAACCATGTCCTATGGAGGATAGAGTAAAACTAGAAGAACTTGGTGTTTTCTATCACAAGACAGAGCAATGTGGTGACGGTGGCGGGTTCCCATCCGCCTGTGCAAACAATTTGAACGATATTACTGATTGGTGTAATATTGTAGATGGTAATACAACTGAACCTGCCGCTTGTGTAGATCCAGTTCGTGAAGCAGAGAGTGTATGTGGACAATGCGATAAGCGGACCATTTGCGAACAGGACGGTAGACCATGTGATCCGTTTAAAGACAATACAATGAAAGCAACAGCAGGAACTCTAGATGATATATCAGAACTCACAGCATGTGAGGGTTGTAAATGTCTTCCCCCGCCAGTATTTAGTACTTGTCCCAATGGTCCATGTGAACAATACGTCTTTAGTAGTTGCCGATTTATTCACGACAGAACAAAAGCACCCAAAGGTTTTGGATCGGATCAAGTTGGATCGAGTTGTCAAGGAACTCAACCAGCATCCTCACCAATAGGAGTTCCTGCTACTGGAGGAAATGGTTTGGGTTCAAACTCAACCGCTAGTTCAGGTGGAGGAAATGGAGTTTGTGAGGATCGTGCAGCAGAGGTGTGGGGACCAGCAATCAAGGATCCCCGTGTTCCTTCGGAGTGGGATAATCCGTTTACTGACAACAATCCCGGGATTCCAAGACTTCCCGCCGGCGGACGAGATTTTAGACGAATAAATACTGATGTGAAGATTTTAATTACACAAAGAGACAATGTTTACGAAATGAGATTTATCTAAAGGTAGATTATGGCTATAGAGTTTAGAACAAGATCAAAAGCAATTCAACCAAACGGCAACGATGTTGGCGCTTGTTGTACCGTAGATGAAACTAATAATACATTTGTTTGTGAAGACAATGTAAAGTACGTTGATTGTAAAAGAGACTTGGGTATTTTTAGAGGTAAAGATTCTACATGTGAAGTTCAAGGATGTCCTGGCGGTGATGCAATCAAACCACCAGCACCATTAAACTCAGACTTACACGGAGCATGTAAAACGTGTAGTAGTTGCACTAACAATATTTTAGAGGCAGATTGTATAACTCAAGAAAATTTTGATGCTGAGTTTTTTGAGGGTAGAGTTTGTACCGAAGTAGAAAGAGAAAAACTATCTTCAATCAAAGATCAAAAATATGCCTGCTGCATCGGTGATGGATCTTGCTTCGACACTTGTAACTCTGATTATTGTGCCTCACTTGGTGGAGTATTTCACGATGGTATTCAAACAGGAACAGAACTTCAGTGTGCCTCCAATCCTTGCGGTAACTTAAATAATATTACAGAAACCAGTGCTTGTTGTAGGGCTGGAGTTTGTATTGGTCAAATGACAGAAGCAGATTGTGTTACTCGTAATAATGGTGAGTGGATCATCAATGCAGATTGTTCTATCGATTATGATTGTAGGACAGGAACATTTATAGAGGAAAGACGAAGAGAAATCCCTGATCAACAACAGAACAGAGATTCAAATGGTAACTTCGGTGGTGGACAGTTAGTATGTTCAAGACCAACTCCCAAAAAGTACTATTATGATTCAAATGTAGGCGGTGAACCAACTTCAGGTAAATGGAACGGAACTCCCGGTCCAACATATTCAAAAGAACCTGTATGGGTTACTTTAGTTAATACCGCAGGAGAATGTCCCGGTGGTATTATATCATCAACTGATGGTGATATAAGTAAGGCAACTATGTGGGGTGGTTGTCAATATCCAACCTCAAATGGACATTATCTTTGCGAATCAAAAACATCAGAAGAGTGTTCACAGTTAGAAGGAAAATGGTGGCCTGGAATCTATTGTGATGATATACGATCTGCTCCCGCTTCTGGATTACTATTTGATACCGTTAAACCAAGTGGAATCGGTGATAGATATTTAGCAGGTTCTTGTCGCCTCGAAGACTCTGTACTTTCTGATGGAAGAAATCCAGACATAGAGTGTGGTGACATGAAAACAGAGTTTCAGTGTTTTAATGCCCTACAAAGAAGGCGTGATTATTATCTACAAGTATTAGAGGCACAAAATAACGTCAACTGGAATGAGAATGATATTAATAATAGGTTAAAAGTAACGTGGAGACCCGGAAGAAAATGTTCAGATCCTAGTTGTGGAAATGAAGTAAATCTTGATTCAGATATCACTCTAGGAAGATGTGAGATCAGTACAACAAAAGATGGTACTTATGTTGACGGCACAGGTAGTGATAGAAGTCTAACTAACTACAGGTATAATACAGGCAGACAAACCGCCTGTCTCGACAACTTTACAAAACCAGACTGTGAACTTATTCACGGTGAATGGCATTCTGGTTGTCAGACTTGTGATGATGTAGGATTAACCAGACCAACAGAACGAGGTTCTTGTTGCACCGGTGCAAATACATGTTTAGATGGTAAAACTTATCTAGAGTGTCAAGGACAGCAAGGATTTTTCCACGGGCCTGGAACTTCATGTGAAGACAGAGATTGTGGTAAGGTAGCGTTCCTAGAACCAGTAACTCCAGAAGAAAATCTCGGAACCGCTTCGTGTAAGTGTGTTGTTGATGAAGAACCACCAACTGAAACAGCCTTGAGAGTTTTTGCAAGACAAGACGGACAAAATGAACGAGATATATGGGCAGGATCTACTTGTGGTGATCCCACAGTAGATGCTATTCCGTATTATGATGAAACAAACTTCTCAAAGAATATCATGGTTACTTACATTGATCCACCCAATATAGGTGGCCCGTTTGAAAATGAAGAAATATACACTGATAGTAGACCCATCGGTGATTTAAAGTATAACTATTCCAATGAACCATTTACAACGTTTATCGTATCTGCTCTGGAAGACGGAACTGGAACGTTCTTAGATGATATTGTTATTCAAGATTCACAACAACTTTTCTTCAGAGTAGATAAACAAGAACCATTTACTATTCCATTCTCTTCAGAAACATTACGAGAGATTAAGGGTGTTACGTTAGAAACAAATCAACCCCGTGATACAATCACTAGATTGATTTTGAACTATCCTAGTTTCTATTGGACAGGTGGATTTGGACCTCCTGAAGAAAATAGAAAAATTAAGTATGTTAACTTTATAGGAATGAATGAACTAAGACAACTAGGACTCCAAGGTTCTTCTTATGAAGAGTTACAAACTGACTTCGAGGTCGCAATCTTCCCAGAACTAACTGCTTTAGATTTTAGAAGAAGTGGATTAACAGAAGAACTGAGTCTTATTGGGTGTCCAAAACTAGAAAGACTTGCACTGAGCGATAATGAGATTACTACTTTAAACTTATCTAATAACCCTAATATCACAAGTGTAGATGTCACATACAATAATCTGAGCAGCCTAACTTTTGCAGATGATAGTATTTATCTTGCGGATCTAAGAGTAGGATATAATGAAAATCTATCAAGCATCTCAGGATCATATCCACAACTGGAAACATTCTATGCACAGAGATGTAACTTCAACACTTTAGACTTTAGCAATATGCCTTTCTTACTTGAAGTTCAACTACAAAGAAATAGTTCTCTTTCTAGTTTAGATTTATCTTCTTGTCCATCGATTGATTATATTAATCTAGATGACTGTGTAACTGCATCAACTGTTCTTGATTCGTTTGTATTACCTAATCAAACAAACAGAAAGATTAGAAGTCTTCCTGATAGTATATCAGGTGCAGTGATTCCAGATACAAACCCTGCATTAAACAGATTTAGTTTCAGAAACAATAATGTTCAAGCAACAGGTTATGATGATTTTGTAAAGAAGATGGCTGATACTATTGCTATAACTAGATTTACTAATCTAAACAATACTACCTTTAATGCCGTTGGTAACTTTGAAAATAGAGGGGATAACCCCGTGTACTGTGAAACAATCGATCTGAGTAATGTAATAGATACAGTTGAGGGTGATACTGCTAGTGTCAAGAAGATACTTGAATATATCTTTGGCGGTATTACAAACGCTGATCGGATTCAACATACCGAAAAAATAAGAATAATCTTGACTGGTATAAATAGTAGTGTAGACTATAGTAGTCTGAGTATTAATCAACAAGTCTTAAACAGAATGTCCTTTATTATCTAGTGGAGTCTCTTTATGTCCAAGGATGACATCAACAAGCGAATCGAAAAACAAAAAGCAAAGAAGAAAGCAAACGAAAAAAAAGTAAAGTTTGCCCCTGCAAAAGATGTAACAAAGAAAAGTCTTAAAGATAGAATAGGAATGGTTGGTTCCTTTGCTATGGCTATGGCTTCTAGAGGAATCAATAATAATAGGATTGATAAGAAGACTAAGCAACTCCGTGTGTTGTCTTGTCATGGTAAAGGTGAACTACCTCCATGTGAATACCTACGTCAAAGTAAGGTAAATCCTAAAGAAAGTTTTTGCGGTGGTTGTGGGTGTGGTGATCGTAAACAAACATGGTTAGTTTCGGATGGAAATGAATATGGTAAACTTGATTATCCGAAGGTATCATGTCCTCTAAAGATGCCTGGATTTACCAACTATGAACCATCATCACCAGATGAGGCAAAATCTCCTATTACTAGAAGACATTACATTGAACAGATGGATATGAAAGATGTTGATAGTGTTAATGTGACAGTCAATGGAACTCCTCTGGATACAAACAAAAAGTAAACCTTTCTAAAATCTAAACGATCTCCTATGTTCTTATACATACATTAGAACATAGGAGATTTTTTAATGGCATCACCCGCATCCAGAAGTCAGTTGATTGATTATGCCATGCGTAAACTCGGTGCGCCTGTTGTTGAAATCAATGTAGATTACCAGCAGGCAGAAGATCGACTAGACGAAGCGTTGGATTATTTTACCGAACGACACTTTGATGGTGTTGAACGATGTTACTTTAAACATCAGATAACACAGACTGACATCGATAACGAATATATCTCAACTACGTCTTTACCACCCGTTGATGGTCCTACTGGAAATGGACCTGATGGATCTGATATTGTTTCTGTGGTTAGAATCTTCCGCATGGAATCTTCTTCATCAAACATGTTTGATGTTCGTTATCAGTGGGCATTGAACGACGTATTTGGTATCAACACAGGAAACGCCTTTGGTGGAGGTTCTGAACCTCTTGCTTCTTATGATATCTTTAAACGTTACAATAGTCTGATCAATGACTTCTTCAATCCAGATAAGGCTATACGTTTCAGTAAGGTTACAAATAGACTACACATCGATATGGACTGGTCTACGGATGCGGTTGTTGGAGACTATATTGTAGTTGAAGCGTATGCCGCTCTGAACCCAAACACCTTCACTGAGATTTTCAATGATCGAATGGTGAAGAAATACTTTACTGCCTTGTTGAAGAAGCAGTGGGGTATGAACATGCTCAAGTATGATGGTATTCAGTTACCTGGCGGAGTCAGTCTCAAGGGTGGAGAGATATACCAGCAAGCAGAGCAAGAGGTCGAACGTCTTGAAGAAGAGATCAGATTACAATACGAACTTCCTATCGACTTCATGACAGGGTAATAAATGGCAACAAATCCATACTTCAACTTTAAAAGCACTTCCACTGAACAAAATCTAATGGAAGACCTAACCATCGAAGCAATCAAAACGATGGGTATGGATGTTCTATATCTTCCCCGAGAGTATGTGAAGAAGGACAGACTATTTGGTGAAGATGTTCTTAGTCAGTTTGATAAGACTTATGAAATCGAAATGTATCTACAGAGCGTTGATGGCTTTGAAGGTGAAGGTGATATTCTAGCAAAGTATGGACTAGAGATTAAAGATAAAGTTGAAATGGTTGTTTCTAGAAGAAGGTTTATGGACGAGGTTGGAAACCTAGAGCCACTATCAAGACCACGGGAAGGTGATTTGATTTACTTCCCTCTTGGTAACTATTTGTTTGAAATCAACTTCGTTGAACACGAAAATCCATTTTATCAGTTAGGTAAGAATCAAACTTATTTACTTCAAGCAGAACTTTTCACATACTCACTAGAGAAGTTCGATACTGGTGTTTGTGGTCCAGACGAGATGACAAACACGAAGGAATATGCCACAGAGTTTACCGTAAGCACCGCAGTAACCGAAGGATCTGGATTCTACTTGGGTGAAACAGTTTTCCAGGCTGCTGGAATCACAGGAGCAACACTAGGACAAGCCACATCAACAGGAACTATTGTTGGTTGGTCACTTGATACAAGCACGTTAACTGTGTCTAGTATAAGTAAAACTCCATTCGTTGTCGGTGCTACGCAAAGTATTCAAGGTGAAAAGTCGGGTACAGAATACTATCTAACAGGAAGCACATTAACAAATCTTGTCGTACCAGAAAATGTCGTAACAGATACTCCAGATGGAGATGCCGATACATTTGGTGTAGAGAAACAAGGTGTGTTAGACTTCTCAGAAACCGATCCATTCTCGGAGGGTAACTACTGATGTTTAGCACTTATTATAACGCTGCGGTAAGAAAACTGGTTGTTGGATTTGGTAGTCTATTCGACAATATTGTTATTCGCCGTGTAAACAACGAAGGAACACAAATCGATCGTATTAGAGTTCCTCTTGCTTATGGTCCATCAGAAAAGTTTTTGATGAGACTAGATCAGCCTAGTAGTATCAATGAAAATCAAACCACAGTAGAAATAACATTACCTCGAATGTCCTTTGAGATTACTGCTATATCATATGATCCAACTAGAGCAAAGAATAGATTAAATCGAACTTGCACTGCCACAGACACAAATGGAAATACTACATTTTCATATTCAGAAGTGCCATATAATATAACATTTTCTTTGTATGCTATGGTTAGAAATATGGATGATGGATTCCAGATTATGGAACAGATTCTTCCAATGTTCTCCCCAGATTTTACCATCACAGTAAACTTCACCGATTTATTTAAGAAGGTAGATATTCCTATTGTTCTTAATGACACAACTTTGGCAGAAGACTACGATGGTGATTTTGATACTCGTAGAAATATTCTATTAACATTCGACTTCACAGCAAAAACATATATCTACGGACCAGAGAAAACAGGTAAACTCATTAGTGATACCAATGTTCGCAGTTGGAACTATATCACAGGAAAGTCTGGTGCTATGGAGTTCTTCGAGACAGGTGTTTCTGGTGGTATCTCAGGATATACTTCAGGTTCTACCTTCGACACATATGAGTATAACTATGAACTAGGAAACTACGGCGTAACTGGAGCGATAGATACTTACGGGAACTACATTGGTCCCACTTATGGATAGGAATTATTATGGATCCCAACAAAAATCTAGCAAAGGCGTTAGGCGTGGATTTTGAAGAAAAAGAAAAGAAAGAGATAGTAAAGAAAAAACCAACCGAGATCAAAGTCGATCATAAGGATATTCAGGATCCTGATCTCAAGAAGGACTATCTTGCTACACGAAAGAACCTAATGGATCTTATCGACAACGGTAAGGACGCCATTCAGGGGATTATGAACGTAGCAGAAGAGGGTGAGCATCCTCGGGCATATGAAGTCGTTGCTCAACTCATCAAGACTGTTGCCGATGTGAACAAGGATCTTATTGACATTCATAAGAAGGTCAAGGATGTTGAAGTTACCAAAGTTGAAAATAATGAAACAACTAACAACTCAATCTTCATTGGGTCTACATCAGAGTTACAGAACCTGATCAATGCCAATAGAAGCACAAAGAAGATCGTTAGTGAAATAGTGGATGAACCAAAGGATGACGGATAAGAAAAGTGGTTATCTGGGAAACCCCAACTTAAAAGAGTCGGGGCGTGAGCAGAACTTTACAAAAGAACAAGTCAAAGAGTACATGAAATGTGCCCAAGATCCAACCTACTTTATCAAAGAGTATGTTAAAGTTGTCTCTCTGGATGAGGGTTTGATTCCATTTGAACTCTACGATTATCAAGAAGATATAATCTCTAAGGTCCACAATAATCGTTTTGTGATTGCTAAACTACCAAGACAGAGTGGTAAGTCTACGACAATCGTATCCTATATTCTCCACTACATTTTATTCAACCAGTCAATGACTGTTGGTATTCTCGCTAACAAGCAGGCTACCTCCCGCGAGATTCTATCTCGTCTTAAACTTGCATACGAGTATCTACCCCTATGGCTACAGCAAGGGATTGTGGAATGGAACAAGGGATCTATCATTCTAGAGAATGGATCCAAGGTTCTTGCTTCTGCTACATCATCATCTGCCATTCGTGGTGGTTCGTTTAACATGATCTTCCTTGACGAATTTGCTCACGTTCCAAATAATATTGCCGAAGAGTTCTTTAGTTCTGTATATCCCACCGTGACATCTGGACAGAACACAAAGGTGCTTATGGTATCCACTCCAAATGGACTGAACATGTTCTATCATTATTGGAAGCACGCCATCAAGGAGGTGGGAGAGTCTGGAAAGAATGAATATATTCCGATCGAGGTCCATTGGTCTCAGGTTCCTAAGTATCCAGGCGGTCCTCTCCGTGATGAGGCATGGATGAATGAAACCATTGCCAACACCAGCGAGCAGCAGTTCCAGTCAGAGTTTGAGTGTGACTTCATCGGCTCCAGTAACACCTTGATATCCTCACACAAGATTCACTCCCTTGCTTGGGTGAAGCCTAAGATCAAGAATGCAGATGGACTTTGTGTTTATGATGATCCTGTAGAGGGACATACCTATGTGATCACTGTGGATACCTCCAGAGGTCAGGGAAAGGACTACAGTGCGTTCTGTGTGATTGACATAACAAATCCCCCATATAAAGTTGTAGCACGCTTTAGAAACAACATTATTTCACCAATGGTTTACCCAACCGTCGTTAAGAGACTAGCAGAGCAGTATAATAACGCATTTTGCCTTATTGAGATCAACGATATCGGTGGTCAGGTAGCAGACGTTTTGTACTCAGATCTTGAGTATGAAAACGTGTTGATGTGTTCCCACCAAGGCAGAAAGGGACAGACCATTAGTGGTGGTTTCGGTAAGGGAACAGTTCAGTTTGGTGTTCGGACATCACAGGTGGTCAAGAAACTAGGCTGTTCTGTGTTGAAGAGTCTTATAGAAGAAGACAAACTACTAGTAGAAGATCAAGAAATCGTGGGAGAACTCACCACGTTTGTGGCAAAAAAACAGTCATATGAGGCAGATGATGGACACCACGACGATTTGGTGATGTGTTTAGTGTTGTTTGGGTGGCTCACACGACAAGAGTATTTCAAGAACCTCACAGACGTTGACGTTAGAACAGATATATACAAAGAAGACATAGAACAATTAGAAGAAGATATGTCTCCCTTTGGATTTATTAGTGATGCTGGTGGAGAAGACAGCGTTTGGGATGGAAAAGATAGATGGTATTCTGATCAGAATACCAATGATAGTGGTCTTTTCTAAATATGTAAAAGTATAAATAAAGTGATTACGCAGCGTATCTAAGGAGAACAGAAAATGGCATTTACTTTAAGTCCCAGTGTAGACGTTACCGAACGAGACTTCTCGGGTATCGTATCACTTGTCGCTACCACACCCGCTGCCTTTGTCGGTCGTTTCGACAAGGGACCAGTCAACGAACGTATTTTAATCAGTAGTGTCAAGGAACTACAGGAAACATTTGGTACTCCAAGCGTTGAGCGTTATGGCTCCGATTGGTGGACCTGCTATAACTTCCTACAGTACGGAAACAACCTAACAGTCGTAAACGTCGCAGGATCAGGAGCAACTTCTGGTTCTGCTGGTTTGACTGCGGAATACCCCGGTGGACCAACATTCTTTACATTCAGATCAAAGGATGAAGGCGCACAGGTTAACGGCGCTCTTGAAATTCAAGTCGTAACTGCTGGTATGACATATGACGCAGGAACAACCACTGACGCATTTACATTCAGACCAGCAACTTCCTCATATGCTGCTCGTTTCGGTGCTAGTGGTGATGAACTTTCATTAGCAGTTATTGATCGCAAGGGTGTTTATGGTCCTAGTGGTTCTGTCTTAGAACTTTACGAAGGAATGAGTTCAATCATCAACGCAGTTGACGACAACGGAACTGCACTTTACTACAAGTATCAAATCGCCAACTCAGATTACATCAAGATCGACGATGGAGTCGGTGAGTTCGAGAGTATCTTTGGATTCTCTGGACTCACTGGAGCCTCTGCTGATTATAGCGCCGGCGCCATAGGAGCCATTGGAATTAGTTTAGGTGTTGATGTTACAGTCGGATCTGCTGACTTGGACGCAAGCGGAACCCTCGTAAGCACCAAGACTCGCTTCGATAGAGTTCCTCGTGACGCACACGAAGCAACCACAGACGCACGCAAGGGTATTGTTGGTCCATACACCTACACACTTCAGGGTGGTGCATATGGTACTTCGGTTACTTCTCCCAACAAGCAAAACGCATGGGACACTTACTTCGCCGATCCTGATGTTGCTGATGTGAGTATCCTCATCGCAGGAGACGCAGACGACGCACTTAACCGGAAGGTCATTGATATCGCTGCTACTCGTAAGGATTGTATGGCAGTCATCTCGCAGCCAGTTGGTGATGGTTTCGCAGACTCTGCATCACTCGCCAACAAAGCAACTCTATCAGATGTTACCTTCCAGACAGTCATTGATTCTAGGAACAATGATCTCAATAGAGACACTTCATACGCTGCAATGGATGGTAACTGGAAGCAGCAGAGCGATAGTTACAACGGTATCACCAGATGGCTTCCGCTAAATGGTGACATCGCTGGACTTCTTGCCAGAACAGAAACCGACTTCGGTGCTTGGTTCTCGCCAGGTGGTTATGCTAGAGGTAGCATCTTGAATGTCAATAAACTAGCATTCAACCCATCCAAGGCACAGAGAGATCTTATCTACTCTGCTGGAATCAACAACGTCGTAGCCTTCCCTGGCTCTGGTACAGTTCTCTGGGGAGACAAGACACTTCAGACTAAGCCAAGTGCCTTTGATAGAATCCAAGTAAGAAGACTCTTTAACATCCTAGAGAAGTCCTTTGCTACATCAGCAAACTTCATTCTCTTTGAACAAAATGATGCGTTCACTAGACGTAGTTTTGTGAACCAGATCGATCCAGTTCTCCGCGATGTTCAGAACAGAAGAGGTCTTGAAAACTATAGGATTGTTTGTGACGAATCAAACAACCCAGGCTCGGTCGTAGATAGAGGTGAGTTCGTTTGCGACATCTTCCTACAGCCCACCAAGTCAGTTCAGTTCGTCAAACTCAACTTCGTCGCAAACAACTCAGGATCATTCTTCTCAGAAGGCTGATACATACTAGAACAAAGGAGCGTTTAAATGGCACTAGGAGATTTTAAAGGAAAATTTGGTCAAGGTATCAGACCAAATCTTTATACAGTCACATCAAGTGACGGCTTTACATTAACACAAGAAGAAAGTCTTTTAATCAAAACCGCTGCTATGCCTTCTGCTTCACTTGGTACTGTCACTGTACCTTTCAAGGGAAGAGAAGTAAAGAGAGCAGGAGATAGAACTTTCCCTGATTGGACTATCAGTGTTCTTTGTGATGAAGAAAATGCTATTCATGAGAAGTTCATCGAATGGTCACAAACATTCATGGGTCTAGAGGATACCACAAGAGGTTTGGCTTATGCTCAGTGGACTGTTGCTCCTTTGAGTGTCGCTCTTGCTAACAACACTTCTCTAGGTAGTGATATTCCCGCTGGTAAAACAATCAAACTCATTGATTGTTGGCCAATCGAAGTTGGAACCATTGATCTTTCTTATGACACTACCGATGCAGTTGCTGAGTTTAGTGTTACAATCGGGTTCGATCACTGGACCTTTGATTGATATTTGATTTATTTATTATTGAACGGAGAATCTAGATGGCAATTGATTTATTTGGTTTTACCATTGGTCGTAATGGAAAACTAACAGGAAAATCAACAAATGGCGCTGACTCAAAAGCAGCGTCATTTGTTGGTCCAGACGAATATGATGGAACATTCACCGTAGATGGTGGTGGAGTTTTTGGTCAGTACGTTGACTTTCAGGGTGGTTTCAAATCAGAAAATGATCTGATCGCCCGTTACAGAAGTATGGCACTATATCCCGAAGTCGATCTTGCGATCGATGATATTACAACAGAGGCTATTGTTCACGGTCAAGACAGAACAATAGTCTCTATTGATTTAGATAAAGTTGATATGCCAGTTTCTATCAAAAATAAAATGAAGGATGAGTTTGAGGGAATACTTAGACTACTCAAGTTTAATCAAAAAGCATATGAAATTTTTAGAAGATGGTACATCGATAGCAAGATCTATTACCATATTATTCTAGATGAATCAAATAAGAATAAAGGTATCATTGAACTTCGTGCTATTGATCCAGCAAAAATTAAGAAAGTTCGTAACGTTCAGAAAGCACAAGAGAGTGTGAATGGAACTCAAGTTGCCGTTGTTAAAAACGTTCAAGAGTTTTATCTTTATACAAACCTAGACAAGCAGTCCTCCTTCCAGACATCACAGTCAGGATTGAAGATCGCTCCTGATTCTATCTGTTATGTTCACTCTGGTATTATTGATTCAGGAACCAAGCGAGTTGTTGGATATCTTCAGAAGGCGATCCGTCCATTAAACATGCTTCGACAGACAGAAGATGCCACTGTAGTTTATCGTATCTCTCGTGCCCCTGAACGTCGTATCTTTTATATTGACGTAGGTAACCTACCCAAGCAGAAGGCAGAACAGTATCTCAAGGACATCATGAATCGTTACCAGAACAAGTTGGTCTATGATGCCAGCACTGGTGAGATCAAAGATGATCGTAAGCATATGAACATGCTTGAAGATTACTGGCTACCAAGGCGAGAAGGTGGTAGAGGAACTGAAATCAGCACTCTTGATGGTGGACAGAACCTCGGTGAGATGGAAGACGTTGATTACTTCCTCAAGAAAGTATATCGCGCCCTTCATGTCCCTACCTCCCGAATGGATGCAGAAAACGGCTTCAACATGGGACGATCTTCTGAAATTAGCCGAGACGAACTGAACTTCTTCAAGTTTATCGATCGTCTTCGTCAACGTTTTTCGGATCTGTTTATTCAGTTGATGAGAACTCAATGTCTTCTTAAGGGTATTATGAAAGAAGATGACTGGAATAGGATTGTTCAAGATATCTACTTTGATTATCAGAAGGACTCTTATTTTACAGAACTCAAAGAAGCAGAGATTATGCGAGAGCGTCTTGATATGCTTCAAAGCGTAGAGCCATATCTCGGAAGATTCTACTCAGATAACTGGGTACGAAAGAATATTTTAAAGCAAAGTGAAAAGGAGATGGAAGAAATCGCCAAAGAAATGGCGGCGGAACCACCTCCCCCTACAGAGGATGAACTATGAAACCAGCAGAAGAACTATTAAAGAGTATGCTTGACGACAACATGGAAAAGTTTCAGCAAACATTTGGTGATACTTTCAAGATGAAGGTTCAAGATGCCACAGGGGCAATCACCCCAGACGTTGTGGCAAATCTAGTCACCAAGCAAGAACCAGAGGTCGAAGAACCCGAAATCGAAGAGATTGAGGACGAAGAACAAGAATACACCGAAGTCGATGATACCGAAAGTGAGGATACAGATGAAGCCATCTGATATTATAAATAATTTACTAGATAAAAACTACGTTGAAGCAGAGAAAAACATCAAAGATATTCTATATGCCAAGATGGCAAATGGTATTAAGAGTCAATACCCAAGTCATAATGAGGTAGAGGAAATCGAAGAACCACAAGAAGAGGAATAGCACATGCTACTTATCACCGAAACTACAACTGATGATGTCCGTATTATCACGGAAGCAACAGAAGATGGCAAGAAGAACTACTTCATCGAAGGTGTCTTCATGCAAGCCAACAAGCCCAATCGTAACAACCGCATCTACGAAAGAAACATTCTTTTCGGAGAAGCAAAGCGTTATATCAAGACTTATGTTGATGAGAACAGAGCGTTCGGTGAACTCAACCACCCACAAGGTCCAACCGTAAACCTAGATCGTGTATCTCACATCATCAAGGAACTCAAAGAAGACGGCGATAACCTTGTAGGTAAAGCAAAAATCATGGAAACTCCTATGGGTAAGATCGTAAAGAACCTTATGGATGAGGGTGCCAAACTTGGTGTATCCTCTAGAGGCATGGGATCACTCAAGGAGAGAAACGGAATCAACGAAGTCCAAAAGGATTTCATGCTTTCCGCAGTAGATATTGTGGCAGATCCTTCTGCTCCTGATGCCTTTGTCAACGGTATCATGGAAGGTAAGGAATGGATCTGGGATAACGGTCTTCTCAAGGAGAGAGATATTCAGTCTTTCCAAGAGGATATTGAAGATGCGTATACCACAAAACGAAATAGAGAAAACAAATTGATGGAAGTATACGCTTCCTTCATGTCAAAACTTGGAAAAGTATAAATAATGGCGCTAGCAACGAATAAAAAGGAGTCCCTTTCATGAGCCAGAATCCCGTAGACACAGCAAGAACTATTCTCGAAAAGATCGAGTCAATCGACGAAGAGAAACCAGTTCTTGACTCAGAAACATACAACAAGGACGCCACCGGCAAGGGTGATGAGGTTCACACCGATGAGGGTCCAAACAACGCAAAGAAGAACAAGAAGAGCATCGACGCTAAGCCCTCTGCGGCCAAACCCGAGAAGAAGGTTCCTGAAGTCCTCCCCGCTGGTGGAAACCAGGCTGGTGGTGGCGTCACTGAGGATCTAAGCGTTCTCTTTGATGGTGAAGATCTTACCGAAGATTTCAAGGTAAAGGCAATCACCATCTTCGAGGCTGCTATTGCTGAGAAGGTATCTGCTGAGGTCGCTGAACTCGAAGAGGCATATAACGTTGCTCTCGCCGAGGAAGTTGCTGAAGTTACCGAAGAACTCACCAACAAGATTGATGAGTATCTTGATTACGCAGTCCAGACTTGGCTACAGGAGAACGAACTCTCTGTTGAGCAGGGCATTCGTACCGAAGTCAGTGAGTCATTCATGAATGGACTCCACCAGTTATTCCACGATCACTACATCGAAGTTCCCGAGAGCAAGATTGACCTTGTTGACGAACTCGCTGAAGAGAACGAGGAACTCGTCACCAGACTCAACGATGAGATCCAGAAAGTTATGGATCTATCCGAGAATCTTCTTGAGTTCCAGCGTGAGATCGTGTTCCACGATATGTGCGAAGGTCTTGTTGACACTGAAGTCGAAAGATTCAAGACCCTTGCAGAAGGTATCGAACATGCCGACATCGATGAGTACGCTGAAAAACTCAATATTGTCAAGGAATCATACTTCAATGATGCCGTCGATACAGAAACTGTTGCCGACGACAACAACGAAGGAACACCTACCGTAACCGAGACTAACTCGATTATGGAAGGTTACGCAAACGCGATTAGTAGAACCCGCTGAATCAAATAAACTCACAAAGGAGAAGTCAAAATGGATTTCGATAACATCACACCAATGGATTCACTTGAAGAAAAGTGGACTCCCATTCTAGAACATAGCGATCTTGAGCCAATTCAAGATCCTTATAAGAGAAAGGTCACCGCTGTCCTTCTCGAAAACGAAGAGAAGGCTCTTCGTGAGCAGAACCTAACCGAAACCCCCATGAACGCTCTTGGTGGTAACCTCGGTGGCGGTGCTGTTTCAGGTAACTCCAGCAACTACGCTGGTTTTGATCCCGTTCTCATCAGCCTCGTTCGTCGTGCTATGCCCAATCTAATGGCATACGACGTTTGTGGTGTGCAGCCCATGTCTGCTCCCACTGGCTTGATCTTCGCAATGCGTACCAAGTACGCTAACATTTCCAGTGGTAATGCAACCTTCGGTGAAGAGGGTCTCTTCCAAGAGGCCGACACCCGTGCAGGTTCAACTGGTGGTGACTTTACCTCAGCCGCCGCCATCAGCACCGATCCCTTCGGTTCTGGTACTGCTGCTAACTCAGCCGCTCAGTCGCCTGGTATGCTTGTCGCCAACTCCGAGCGTCTTGGTGAAGGAAACGACCAAGCATTCCGCGAAATGGGATTCACCATCGAGCGTGTTGCTGTTGAAGCAAGAACCCGTGCCCTCAAGGCTCAGTACACCACTGAACTCGCACAGGATCTCAAGGCTGTTCACGGACTTGATGCAGAGACTGAACTCTCTAACATCCTCTCCACCGAAATCCTTGCTGAGATCAACCGCGAAGTCATTCGTAAGATCTACAACAACGCTAAACTCGGCGCTCTACAGACTGACCTTACCTTCTCTGGCACCAAGACAGAGGCTGGTATCACTACTGATGGTGTCCTAGTCACACCCCACGTTCGTCAGGGTGTCACTGGTGGTATCTACGACATCAACAGAGATGCTGATGGTCGTTGGTCCGCAGAGCGTTTCCGTGGTCTCATGTTCCAGTTAGAGCGTGAAGCCAACGTAATCGCTAAGGAAACTCGACGCGGTAAGGGTAACTTCTGCATCGTCTCTTCCGACGTTGCTTCAGCCCTCGCAATGGGTGGATTCCTCAACATCTCACCAGCACTAAACGTCAGCCTCAACGTTGACGATACTGCTAGCACCTTCGCTGGTGTTCTTAACGGTAAGATGAAGGTCTACATCGATCCCTACGCTGGTACTCGTAACTTCGTCTGTGTCGGTTATAGAGGTTCTTCACCTTACGATGCTGGTATGTTCTACTGCCCCTACGTTCCACTACAGATGGTCCGTGCGGTCGGTGAGGATACCTTCCAGCCCCGTATCGGGTTCAAGACCCGCTACGGAATGGTCACCAACCCCTTCGTTGGAACCGCTGGTAGTAACAACATCGAAACCACTGGTGTCAACCAGTACTACCGTATCTTCGAGATTCTTAATCTCCACGGTCAGAACTCTGCACTCTGAGTCTAGTTCTAAGGTAGCATAAAGCACAGCCTCCCTCACGGGGGGCTGTGTTTTTTTATATACATACTTTATTGGGAGAATATTATGTCAGGTAAAGCACCAGATTCAGTAAACTATCTGAAGAATAATGGCTTCAAGTTTGAGATTCCCAGAATCCCAAATGTAAACTTCTACATCCAACAAGCAAATATCCCATCAATTGATGTTGATAATATAGAAACTAAAACCTTATATGCACAGCCTGTTTACGATACGGGCGGAAGAATTTCATATGGCTCATTGAATCTATCTTTCATTGTTGACGAAGACATGAACAACTACATGGAAATCTATAACTGGATGAGAGGTCAAGTTCCTGTTGAAGATAGTCCGCCTCTTCGAGATGCAGATTCACTAGCAAGTGCCATTCTTATAGTCATGGACAACAAGAGTAGACCCAATATTGAAGTTCAGTATCAGGATATTTTCCCAGTTAGGCTAGATGAAATCGGATTTGATTTGACAACCACCGATCCAGACCCTATAATCATAAGTACAGAATTTAGATTTACTGGATTGAAAATCACTAAACTATGAACCTAAATGATATTCGTGAGATGGTCAACAAAGACCTAGAGATGGATCGAACCGAACTGGATATCGAGTCCATCAAAACACCTCAACTCCACAACAAGTATCTTATCCTATTCACGGATGAGACGTTGTTGTATAAGAAGATGCAGGCAGAATACAAGACACTCCGCAAGGATAAGTGGCTTTACTACACTGGTAAAATGGGTGACGACGAACTGAAAGAGCGAGGGTGGGAACCTTTCCCTCTCAATGTTCTGCGTGCCGATATCGATCAGTTTATAGAATCAGATCGTGAACTGATCGTTCAGTCCCATCGTCTTGCCCTACAGGAAGAAAAGGTCAAGTATCTTGAAGGGGTAGTAAAGATCATCAACAACCGACAGTGGTATATTCGATCCGCAATCGACTGGGCTAAATTTTCTAACGGCGGATAACTCATACATATAGTGTATGAGTGATATTTCTGTTCTACATTTAGATTCTGTATATGTGAAATTGGATTGTGAGAGGTGGATAGCAAAAGAGTTATCCGACTTCTTCACGTTCAAAGTTCCAAACCATGAGTTCAGTCCCGCTTACAAAAAGAAGCAGTGGGACGGCACTATCAAGTTATTCAACCTATACAAGCAGACTATCTACCGAGGCTTACTGGATTATGTAATTCAGTTCGCTAAGGATAGAAATTATAGTATCCAGTTAGAAGAAACGCTGAAGGACTCTCTACCGTCCTCAGAGTTCTCTCAGAGCGACGTTACGGACTTTATTGACTCCCTGTCCATCGTAGCAAATAATAAAGCAATTAAACCACACTTACATCAAGTGAATGCTATTCAACACGCATTGAATACCAAGAGATGTCTCCTGCTCTCTCCTACTGCGTCTGGGAAGTCGCTGATCATCTATACACTGATGCGTTACTATATGGAACTGCTGCCCCCAGAGAAGAAGTTACTGATCATTGTACCAACCACAGGTCTAGTATCACAGATGCTTGAGGACTTCAAAGACTATTCGTCTAACGACGACTGGGATTGTATGTCTAATTGCCATCAAGTGTTCAGTGGGCAGTCGAAAGAAACAGATAAGAGAATTGTCATCTCAACTTGGCAGAGTTTATACCAAATGCCAAAAGAATATTTTTCAAAATTCGGTTGTGTGTTTGGAGATGAATGCCACTTATTTAAAGCCAAATCACTCTCGACGTTAATGTCGAATCTAGATGACTGCTACTATCGAATAGGAACTACAGGCACACTCGATGGAACACAGACACACAAACTCGTAATTGAAGGACTCTTTGGTAGGGTGTTTCAGGTTACGACAACCAAGAACTTAATGGATAAGAATCTTCTCTCAACCTTATCAATCAACTGCATTTCATTGCAGTATACTAAGGACGAGAAGGAGTTTATGAAGAGAAAAAAATATCAGGATGAAATAGAATGGATTGTTACTCATGAGAAGAGAAACCAGTTTATTGCCGAACTAACCAACAGGTTAAAGGGTAATACTCTAGTCCTCTTCAACTATGTGGAGAAGCACGGGAAACCGTTGTATGAATTGATTAGTCAAGGAGATAAAGAGACTTTCCTCATACACGGAGCAACAGATGTCATACAACGGGAAGAGATTCGCAAGATCGTTGATAGGAAAACTAACTCGGTTTTGGTTGCGTCTTACGGAACCTGCTCTACTGGCATTAATATTAGGAATATTGATAACATTGTTTTCGCTAGCCCTTCTAAATCTGTTGTAAGAGTTCTTCAAAGTATAGGCAGAGGACTACGAAAATCAGATAGAAAACAGAAAGTAAAGTTGTTTGATCTTTCAGATGATCTTACCATAGGAAAATATGAAAATCATACTTTCCGACATCTTGGAGAAAGAATCAAAATATATACTAGTGAGAAGTTTGATTATGAGATATCGAAAATTCATATAAGGAGATGATTATGACTGATGAGATTACGAGCAGAATCATCCGATTGAAAAATGGAGATGATGTGATAGCAAAGATTGTAAAGTCAGATCGAAATAAACTGACTCTACATAAACCCTTCTTATTCAGAACACAATCAGTAATCGATCCGATGAGCGGCATGAAGAAAGACGTTACCATGCTTCAGAGTTGGACCGCTTTTGCTGATGGTGATGAGATTACAATTCAACAGGAGAATATTCTTGCCTTTTTGAATCCCACTGGGGAAACAGAAAAACTCTATACTATAGAGAAGAAGAGGGAAGAAGAACTCAAGAAGAAAAGAAATGTAATCAACTACAATGACGAAGAAAATCCAAACTCACCCCCACTAAAGAATCCTTTGGGTGATTTGTTTGATGTGAACAAAAATGTTGACGATGCCATGAAAAAGATGTACGACGAATTGGCAGATCAACTTGATGGTGTAGATGGACTGGATGATTTAGATGAGGATGAAATGCAAGAGTTCATCGTGATGACTCTAATGATTCCACCTGAGATGTTAAAGAAGATGTTAGATCAAGGTATCATTAAGCCTGATCAGATGTCTGAGTTCTTATTTGAGAACATGAACTCAGAAAAGATCACAGAGGAATACACTGGGGATGATAAAAATCATCCAGACTTTGGCAATAGATTAACTGACTGGAGTTCGGACATCGACGATTACCTTAACTAATTTGGAGACCACATGGATCGAGAAGTCTTGCTCTTGAACGCTTCTGAGGAAGTATTAAATGTGATCGATTGGAAAAAAGCAGTAGCACTTTTAGAATCTGGAAAGGCAATAAAACCTTATTCCTTTTCCAAGACTTATAAGATTAAAACACCAAAGGGAACATATCCACTACCCGCAGCACTAGTACTGATTCGATATGTTCTCACACCACATCAATCACATCTACCCACAAGAAGAAATATCTTCAAGAGAGATAACTGGACTTGCCAATACTGTGGTTTGAAATCGAAAAACAATAAGTCATTAACAATTGATCACGTTATGCCTAGATCAAGAGGTGGTGATTCTTCTTGGACAAATCTTACAACTGCTTGTGCGCCTTGTAACTCAAAGAAGGGAAATCGAAAACCTAAAGAATGTAAGATGCCCCTGATCAATAAACCAAGAAAACCAAAGCATCTAGAGATGCAGTTGGCTGAGATACAAGATGAGTTGCTTCGTATTTGGAAACGGTGGATACCAACCTAACAGTATCCGGTATCCGGAGGTATCCCTTTTCCTCTCGACAAGTCGAATTATATGGGGGTTTGGAAAACTGTCAAGGAAAAACTTGACAATAATTTTTTAGAGGGTATATTATGACAAAAGGAAGTGATTCACATGGCGAAGAAATCAAACCACTATATCGATAACAAATTGTTCTTCGATAAGATGTCCGACTGGAAAGAGCAGGTAGTCCTTGCCGAAAGTAACGGAGATCCCAAACCTCCCATTACAGAGTATATCGGTGAGTGCTTTATCAAGATCGCAACCAATCTTGCGATGAAGCCTAACTTCATGAACTACTCCTTCGTCGATGAAATGATCGGCGATGCGATTGAGAATTGTATTCTATATGCACACAATTTCAATCCCGAGAAGTCGAAGAATCCTTTCTCATATTTCACTCAAATTATTTACTATGCCTTTCTCAGACGTATCGAGAAAGAAAAGAAGCAGTCATACGTTAAGTTCAAGATGATTGAAGAAGGTGATCACGCTGGTCATATCCACAAGTGGTTCAAGGAGAATTACTTTGATAAGAATCCAAATGATGCAATGAAAGAGTTCTTTCAGTTAAATGATAATGACTTGAAGAAGTTTGAGCCTAAAAAGAGTAAGAAGAAAAATCAAGCCGGTTTGACTTCATGTTTTGAGGATGTAAATGAAGATAGCAATAATAAATGATACTCATTGGGGTGCAAGATCAGATAGTCAAATATTCCTAGAATACTTCACGGACTTTTTTCGTGAACAGTTCTTTCCGTATTTGAAGGAGAACAACATTGATACTGTTCTTCATTTAGGTGATCTTATGGACAGACGAAAGTTTGTCAACTTCAATACACTGAATACTGTTCGTAGTGAGTTCATGGAGCCACTGCTTCGTGAAGGCATCGTCGTTCATTGTATTCTAGGCAATCATGATACGTTCTATAAGAATACCAATGATCTTAACTCGGTTAACGAGTTGTTCGGTGATCGTTATTCAAACTTCTTTATCTACCAACAGCCGATTGATCTAGAATTTGATGGCGTAAAAGTTGGTATGGTTCCGTGGGTAAACAGCGAGAATCGTGAGAAGACTTTAGAGTATCTAAAGAATACAAAGAGCAACATCATCTGTGGTCACTTTGAACTGAATGGGTATGAGGTGATGCGAGGACTGCCTTTTGATGGTGGTATGTCGGATGAACCTTTGCGAAGGTTCGATATGGTTCTGTCTGGACACTTCCACAGCCGTAGCGTCCAGAACAATGTTACATATCTTGGTACTCAATATCAGATTACCTTCAGTGATCTCAACGACAGAAAAGGCTTTCATGTCTTTGACACAGAGACGAGAGACTTGGAGTTTGTGGAGAACCCACGAAAGAAGTTCTTTAAGATCTCATACGACGACAGCCAAGACTTTGACATCAGCAAGTTCCCATTCGGCGAATACAAAAACGCCTATGTCAAGTTGTTCGTTGACAATAAAACTAAACCATATTTGTTTGACAGGTTCCTTGACAATCTATATGATGTACCAGTGTCTAATGTCACGGTAGTCGAAGACTATGGTGGTGAAGATGAAATCGAAGAGGATGTTGATCTGTCTTTGGATACTGTTTCAATCATATCGAATGAGGTTGAAGATATGAAGGAACTGAACCAAGAGCAGAAGACAAAATTAAAACTGATGATTCGTGATTTGTATATGGAGTCGTTGTCTGTATGATTGAATTTAAAACTGTCCGATTTAAGAACTTCGGTTCTTTCGGAAACTATTTCACAGAAATATATCTCGACAAATATTCTATGGTTCTAGTGTCAGGATCGAACGGTCAGGGTAAGTCTTTTGCCCTGCTTGATTCTATTACATTCGGTCTGTTTGGTAAGCCGTTTCGTAAGGTAAACATTCCTCAGTTGGTCAACAGCATCAACCAGAAGCATTGCGTGGTTGAGGTCGAGTTCTCGATTGGTAAAGATGACTACAAGGTTCGTCGTGGTCTGGCACCAAAGATCTTTGAGATCTACAAGAACGATGTAATGCTACATCAGGATGCCAAGGCGAAAGACTACCAGCGAATGCTTGAGGAGCAAATCCTGAAGATGAACTACAAGTCATTTACTCAGGTGGTGATTCTTGGTAGTTCATCATTCGTTCCTTTCATGCAGTTACCTGCCGCAGACCGCAGAGAAGTGATCGAGGACATTCTAGATATCCAGATTTTCTCCACAATGAATACACTTATGAAAAGTAAATATTCTGAAGTGAAGGAAAGTATTGCCATTATAGATCAAAAGATCGAAGTGATTGTGGAGAAGGTTTCTGTTCACAAGAAAATGATCGAGACGCTACAGAAACAAAACGAAGACAACCTCGAAGTGATCATGACCGACATCAAGAACACAGAAGACAACATCAAAGAACTTGAATCTAAGATTGAGGTTCTACAAGTAGAGGTTGACAGCCTGTTGCTCGGTCTGAGTGAACAGGATGAAACTAAAAAGACATTCAAGGAACTGACAAAGAAGTTGAACCAGACAGAGCAGATGTTAACTCGACTAGAGAAAGAGATGAAGTTCTATACAGAGAATGACAACTGCTCGACTTGTCGTCAGCCAATCGCCGATGATCATAAGGATAAAATTTGTTCGTTGATTACAGAGGAGCAGGACGAGAAGAATAAAATTCGAGTTGAACATGAAACAAGCATTGATGCTGTGGAGAAGAAGTTAGATGAGTACACGGAAACACTCGGCCGAATCCGCGAGAAAGAAAAGGAAATTAGTAACCACAACACGACGATCCGAGCCAACCAGAGTTATATCACGAAGAACCAGAAAGAGTATAGTAGGCTCATGTCCATCGATAAAGAGAACCTCAAGGAGAAGGACATCCTTAAGAATCTTGCGAAGGAAGGCAAGGAACAAGTAGAGAAGCAGCAAGAACTAAAAGAGGAAAAGGTTCTCGCCGAGTATGCTATGGCACTATTAAAGGACAGTGGGATCAAATCTAAGATCATCCGACACTACCTCCCAACCATGAACAAACTCATTAACAAGTATCTAACTGTTATGGATTTCTTTGCCCAGTTCAATCTAGACGAAAACTTCAATGAAACTATCAAGTCAAGGCACCGAGATGACTTTAGTTATATGAGTTTCAGTGAAGGCGAAAAACTTAGGATCGACTTAGCAATACTATTAACATGGCGAGAGATTGCTAGGTTGAAGAACAGTGCCAACACCAACTTATTGATTCTTGATGAGGTGTTTGATTCGTCTTTAGATTCAGGGGGTACAGACGAGTTTATGAAACTACTTCATAACCTAGGCTCTCGATGTAATGTTTATATTATTAGTCACAAGGCAGATCAGTTAGCAGATAAGTTTAATAACATGATGGTATTTAATAAGAAGAATAACTTTAGTAAGTTGAAGATAGTATGAGTATAATAACATATAATGGAGATGTTAGATGTCTAGGGGATTGATGCCAATAGTGCAAATTACAATACTAGTAAGAGACATGGAAAATAAATTGTCCATGTTTTTAAAGTGCGTAGAAAATATTGATTATGATCCTGAATATCTGTCGATCTATGTTCATACAAATAACAATAGTGATAACACCAACGTAAAACTTAGAGACTGGTGTAAAAAAATAGATGAGTCTGGAAAGTATCGTTCGGTAACTTTTCTTGAAGAATATTTTCATGAGTTAGATGGTGTTTCGGTTGGTGGAGGTGATGCGTGGTACGCAGAAGGTGGGATTAGACTCAGTACACTCGGGAAAATAAGAAACGCAAGTATGTACCATGCCTTAAATACTGGGTGTGACTATTACTTCGTTTGTGATGGGGATAATTTTTTCCCACCAGAAACTATAAAGTATTGTGTGCGTGAAAACAAACCTATTTTTGCGCCTATGATGGTGCATAATGATGGTGCTTTTCCTAGAGGATTTTATTTGAGGTGTTCTTCAAATGGTTACTATGATGGTTCAGAAGAAAATAAGAATATGTCTAGACCAATATGGAACAAAACCCTTGTTGGAACTTTTGCTGTTGATCTAGTTCATATGTGTTATATGATTAGAACAGATGAGATTCATAAAGGATTAGATTACACCACGGACGGTGTTCAAATGGAGTATGTAACTTTTTCTGCCTCTGCTAGAAAAAATGGAATACAGCAGTTTGTAGGTAATGAAGTTCAGACACTAATAGATCCCACCGATGACTATGATACGAATGTTTACATCTGTAGGAACTTATGTTATCATCTATGATCGGAGAAAAATGAGTCTATTCACAGAGACAGCAGAAGACTACTTAGAGATGATCGGTGATTGGACAGACTCCCTCCCTGCTCCCATCGTGGAGGAGCATGAGGGAATCCTCGTCGTCCGTGATGATCTCATCGGTGGTGGGTCGAAGATGCGATTCGCCGACTACCTGATCCAGTCACAGCCTGAGATTGATGAGTGGGTGTATGGCAGTTCACCTGCCACTGGTTATGCTCAGATCTCACTTGCACATCTGTGTGGCAGGTATGACAAGAAGGCAGTGATTTTTATGGCAGATCGTGCTGTTGAAAAAAGACACCCTTATCAGTTGCAAGCAATCGAAGCAGGTGCTATAATGCACTGGATCCCAAACGGGATGCTTAGTGTGACCGAAAAAAGGGCAAGAGATTATGTTGCAGAAGATCCAACACGCCGCAGACTACTTCCTATTGGCTTTGACCATCCTACTGTTATCGCTTCCATCATTCGGGTTGCTCGTAACATGGATGTATCTCCAGATGAAGTCTGGACGGTAGGATCAAGTGGAACACTCACCAGAGGACTACAACTCGCATGGCAAGGATCCTCCTTTCACTGCGTCCGTGTGGGACATAGCGGCGAGTACGGAAAGGCTAAGACCTACCAGTCGAAATACGCCTTCAACAAAGCAACCAAAGTGTTGCCCCCATTCCCGTCCGCACCAACCTACGACGCAAAAGCGTGGGAGTTTATCAAGGATCATGCGTCACCTGGCGCACTTTTTTGGAATGTAGGAGCATGAGATTTTACGAACGAAATGATGCCATCATTAATAGTGATGTCAATGTAAACTTTGAAGACCTTCTAGAGATGACACCCGATCAGTTCAAAGATTGGGTGATTCAACTTCGTGAAGAGTTGACTGCCGCGTGGGACAACAACGGCTGTCCTCCTCGAACGGGAAAGAACGAGGAAGATATTATTGCTTCCTTCAATCGCATGTCGGAGTTTCCTGTCCATCAGTTTGAGTTCGATGATGAACTTAGCGAGACGCCGAAGGATGTGATCATCAACAAGTCACGACTTGGTGTTGAAGCCGATCAGTTCTTCGATAATATGTTCAAGACAAGAATCAACTATACGGAGAAAGACAATGGACACTCGATCTACGATCTTGTCGCCAATCCAGATTATTTTGACAGAGTGTATAAAGGTTCTCTTCGTCACTTTCGCAGGGACTCTTTTTATTCTCATGCTGTCTCCACCCTCAAGCGTTCGCGGAAGCATAGCGTTGTATCTGTTGATTCTGCTAGGGACTGGATGCTCGCGTTTTTTGAGAACCCGACGATGTTTGCGGGAAAGGACTTCCTACTTGAACAAGTCAAGATCCGAGAAGGATTGAACACAGGTTATAATCAGGTAGAACAAACAGACATTCTACAGTTGACTAAGGAAGAGGTTGAAGAGTTTCGTGATCGCCTAGCGTATCGACATCACTCGACGTTCGATATTGATAATATGGACGACGAACATGTTTATGCTATTCGTTTGTATGATAAAGGTAAGAAGATTTTTCCTGGCGGGTTCAAGTCGTTTCGTATCGGCTACATTCAACCCGCAGTAAACTTCCCACCGATGACTGCTAAATACTTGTATGAGCGATTCACTAACCACATCAAAGACAGACCGATTAAGATCTATGATCCGAGCAGTGGCTGGGGTGGTCGTATCCTTGGGGCTATGGCTGTCCGTGATGATCGCACTCTGCATTACATTGGCACTGACCCCAATCCTGATAACTTTAATAATGATGGAAGTTCTCGTTATAGTGATCTCGCAGATTTTTACAACACCAAAACCTACAGATCAAACCCCTTCTTCTCAAGCACACATACATACGAAGTCTTCCGACTAGGATCTGAGGAGATTCAACATGACAAAGATTTTCAAAAGCACAGAGGCGAGATTGATGTGGTCTTCACTTCTCCTCCTTATTTTAATCGAGAGGCTTATAGTGAAGATGAAAACCAGAGTTACAAGAAGTATGGAAGTTCATATGAGTCATGGCGTGATGGATTCTTGCGACCGACACTTTCCACTTGTGCTGAATGGTTACGACCAGGCGGCTATCTCCTATGGAACATTGCAGATATATTGATCAAGGGAGAATATCTGCCTTTAGAGCAAGACTCTATTGACATACTGGGTGAACTTGGTGTAGAATATAAATACAAAATAAAAATGGCACTAGAAGGAATGCCTGGTCAGAACCGCGTGGGTGAAGACGGCAAACCAAAGTGCAAAAACTTCTGTCAAGTGAACGGCAGATATTTGAAGTATGAACCTATCTTTGTTTTTCGGAAAGCATAATGAAACAAGACACCGAATTTGGTAATATTCTTGAACGATTCTTGGACGATTATATGGGTAAACTGTCTGATGGTGGTTCGATTAGAAAGCCCAACTTCGAGAATGCGATCAAGTCTTATAAGCCAACTAAGAGAGAAATCAAACTCCTGAGAGATCATTTCGTTGAAGTGCGAGATGAAATCATGGGTGCCATCAACAAGACCGATGAGGACTTGGTTGAAGGTTACTCGTTTCTCTCCACTACCAAGTTGAAGAAACTAGAAGGTTACCTTGAGTCTTTGATCGAAGTTCTAGAGGCCAAGTCAAAGATCACTCGACGAAAGCGAAAGGTTGATCCTAATAAACTCGTCAAGTCGGTTCAGTATATGCCTGAAGCAAAAGAGTTCAATCTAGAATCGATCGATCCTGTCAACATCGTGGGTGCTAGTGGCCTTCTCTGTTTCAACACTAAGACCAAGAAACTAACTCTGTTTGAGGCTAGTACTAAGGAAGGTCTTAGTGTCAAGGGAACTACTATTCAAAATTTTTCTGAAAGTTCTGTTACTAAGACTATCAGAAAGAATAACTTGACTCTTCTTAGTAATATAACAGAGGGACGTATCGATTATACCAAGCGTGTTATCAATAACATTAAAACGAAAAACGCTATCCCTACAGGTAGAATCAATAAGGATACTGTGATTCTGAGGACATATTCATAACATATATACTAGGTATTCTTTATGGAAGAATCCTATGGGAAATAAATATCGAGGTTATTACAAGGCAGTAGATGCAAACGGTAACCTAATAACTTATAATCCCGGTGATGTTGTTAGAAAGAATGGATTATATTATCTAGCAACAGATACTATCATCGGTCACTCACCCGAACACGGCACCCGTGTTGGGTGGGTTTCACTTGGTGCTGGTGGTAGTGGTGGAAGTGGCGGGAGTGGTGCTGATGGACCCACTGGACCCACTGGACCCGCAGGTGCGACTGGCACAGGTGACACATATGTTGCTGGTACAGGACTGACTCTAAACGGTCCTACTTTTGCGGTTCGAGGTTGGACTAGAGGTGGTGAAACATTCCCAGATAGTCTTGGTGGTATTGTAGCAGGAACATCATTTAGTGATGGAACTACTGCCATTGAAATCTTAGAAACTTTACTCTTCGCATACCAACCAGTTTCATTCTCCGCCTTTGATATTGGACTTTCTTCTGGACCATATGAAGTTGGACAAACCGCTGGTAATACAACGGTAAACTCTACTTGGTCTACTGCTGGTCCAAACGCAAACTGGGTTGCTGGTTCCCTTTCAATCTCTGCAAATCAGAGTGTTGGAACTCTTGTCTCTGGTTTGAACTACGATGGTTCACCTCAATCGATTTCTCATGGGGCGTATAACTTCAATGTAGAAAAAACTCTTACCTTCACGATTGAGGGTGAGCAGGCAAGTGGAAGTAATCCAACTAAAACTGATACCATGAACTGGCGTTATAGATACTTCAGTGGTAGAACTGCGACTGGTTTTGATGGGACAGGTTTAACAGCACAAGGTTTTACTGATACTCTCAGTAGAACATCCCCAGATAACTGGACTTTCACTTTCCCTGCTGTCTCGCCTGGGAATAAAGGTTTCTTCATACTACCACAGAGTGAGTATTCAGGAACTTTAACGATGACTAATACTGCAAATGGATTGGGTTTCCCCTTTGGTCTCACTGGTTCATTTACACATACAAATGAGTATGGTCTTGATATCCTTTATGATATTTGGGAATCTACCAATAACTTTGCGGGTGAAGTTTCAATGAGGGTTAATACATAATGGCAAGTATTACAGGAGGAGTACCAGTAGGAGGATTTATTTCTCCGACAGACACGGAGGATACCTTCGCTGTTACCGACCCAACTTATGGGTTGGGTGGTCTGCGTAATGTTGCTTCAACTACTGAACGCGATGCTATTTCTGATGATCGTCGTGAACAAGGTATGTTGGTTTTTGTTGAGAATGAAGGCCAGTATTATGGTTTGTCTGGTGGTGTTAGTAACTCCGACTGGGTTGTCTTTGCACAGGGGCCTGCTGGACCAACTGGGCCTGGTGGTGGTGAACAGGGAGAAACTGGACCTACTGGTCCCACTGGAAACACAGGGCCTATCGGTAACACTGGTCCATCTATAACTGGTGAAAAGGGAGAGACTGGACCTACTGGTATTACTGGAAACACAGGGCCTATCGGTAACACTGGTCCATCTATAACTGGTGAAAAGGGAGAGACTGGACCTACTGGTATTACTGGATTTACTGGTAACACAGGGCCTATTGGTAATACTGGTGATACTGGAAGTAAAGGTGAAACTGGTCCGAGTGGTCCTACAGGTGATCAAGGAACTAAGGGCGAAACTGGTCCTACAGGTGATCAAGGAACTAAGGGCGAAACTGGTCCTACAGGTGACCAAGGTATCAAGGGTGAAACTGGTCCTTCTGTAACTGGTCCTACTGGCGATCAAGGGACTAAGGGTGAAACTGGTCCCACTGGCGATCAAGGGACTAAGGGTGAAACTGGTCCCACTGGTGACCAAGGTATTAAGGGCGAGACTGGTCCTACAGGTGATCAAGGTGTCAAAGGTGAAACTGGTCCTTCTGTAACTGGTCCTACTGGCGATCAAGGGACTAAGGGTGAAACTGGTCCTACTGGTGACCAAGGTGTCAAAGGTGAAACTGGTTCTACAGGTGACCAAGGTATCAAGGGTGAGACTGGTCCTACTGGTGACCAAGGTGTCAAAGGTGAAACTGGTTCTACAGGTGACCAAGGTATCAAGGGTGAGACTGGTTCTACAGGTGATCAAGGTATCAAGGGTGAGACTGGTCCCACTGGCGATCAAGGCACTAAGGGTGAAACTGGTCCCACTGGCGATCAAGGTGTCAAAGGCGAAACTGGTTCTACCGGCGATCAAGGCACTAAGGGTGAAACTGGTCCCACTGGCGATCAAGGTATCAAGGGCGAGACTGGTTCTACCGGCGATCAAGGTATCAAGGGTGAAACTGGTCCCACTGGCGATCAAGGTATCAAGGGCGAGACTGGTTCTACCGGCGATCAAGGTATCAAGGGTGAAACTGGTCCC